CCCGTGTTGCCCTGCGATACGTCGGATATATCAAGTCCCTTGTATCCACCCTTGAGCTCAAGAGTGTTCGGGAAACGCTTGAGCGAAGTCAAGAGTGCTGATACGCCACGGTGGACCTCAGCGGTAGTGATCCACAAGTCGAGCTGGTGGCCCGACTCTGCGTTCACTTCCTGAGAAGCCTCGATGAACATATCTTCCGATACGGCACCCGCAGACGGATTGACAAATGACTGCCAAACCGGAGCGTCGGCTGGATCAACGTTGAACAGTGCGTCTGAATCAGACACCTGCGCACGAAGACCAGTGATCTCCTTCTGTCCTGAGCCAGTTCCGCTTGCGCCGGTACGGTAGACACCTTCCCCACCCGCAAGGGTTGGGGAGCCTGCCACAGTAACGGTTCCCGCTTTGCGGTCAACTGAAACAATTGTGTCAGTTCCTGCGCTTGCGGACATGCCGAAGTCAACTGTCATTCCTGGCCGAAGCTGGCGCATCGTCATAGACGAAGGATTCGTCAGCGTTACAACAGAGCCTGCTGCGGAATCGACCGTGGCAATGATGCCGCTGCCGTCGCCGTAGATCTGACGGTTAACGTCGTTACGCAAGTCGCGCGTGACGCCAGTAGTTTCCGACTCAACTGCACGGATGAAAGAACCGCGATCCGAAGCCATCGAGTAGATGACCGGGCCGGAAAGCTGGATCTTGCCGTAGTTGTACTTGAGCGAGATGCGCTCTTCGTGGTACTGCTGATGACCGGCAGTAGGAAGAGGCGAAAGTTCGGCGCGTGCGCCAACCCCTTCGTTACGCCCAGTGTTGAGCGCAAGAACGGCGCGCCGTCCCTCGATGTCGGTTGTGTTTGTCTCAAACTGCGTAAGTGCGAACACTTCGTTGTTGAGTTGGTTCTGGATGCCCGGAATGTAAAACTCCTTAAGCACCGCATCCGCATTGCTGCGTGCGAGTCCGATGTCGGACATGGCTGTTCTCCCTGTGTTAGATGATTTTGATTTGGGTGAATTGCCGTAACGTTCTACGTCACTGCTTTCGGTGCTTTAGATTCCAGATCTAATGCGATTTATGTATTGAGCATCAAGCTCTTTTTGTATTCTAGGCACCTCTTTGTGCGTCAAGGAAGGCTCTTGCCGCAGAAGTTGCCGATTTAATGTTATCTGGCGCGTCTGGCGCTGCTGAACCGGAGACTCCTGGCGCGGCTGGACCACGCACTTGAGTCTTACCTTCTTTGACGTTGTTGACGTATTGATCAACAACTGACTGCTCGTAAGCCCGGTGTGCTTCGATTGCTTTTTGAATGTCGCCGCCAGTGTCTTTATTGTTGGTGGCGTGCCATAAAACGTTGGCGTATTGCGCAGAACCTTTGACAAAGCCCTCACTGACCAACGTGTTTTCAATACCCTGAACGCGTCCCTGGAACTCAGTGTTCTTCTCACGCTCAGCGATACGAGCGTCAATGATCTTCTCAATGTTCTCAGGTGAAGCGCCTGGCGTTGTCTGCTCAATTACTTCAACAGCTTCTGCCTTTTCTTGACTTGTAGCGTTTGGATCGCCAAGCACATTTACCGCAATGGTCCGCATTGATTCTGCTGCCTGCTGCGGTGAACTATTCCACTGAACAGCCAGTTGCTTCCAGACATCGAGATCGGCCTGGTCGTAGCCTTCAAACTCTTGATATTTAGTCTGAACACCTTTTAATTGATCTTGAACTTCACGCGCTTGCGTGCGGTATTTTGCTGCTTCTGCGCGCAGTTTTGACACATATGCCTGATCAAAAGACTTAATGCCTTCTGTATCAGTGTCCATTACGTCAGCAACGGGTGCTGCTTCTGCGGCTTCAACGGGCGCAGCTTCTGTTGCTCCTCCGTCAATGACTGCATCTACGGCTGCTGCCGCGCTATCGATTTCGCTCATGGTCCTGACCTCCTGGGTCTTATTACATTGGTGGTTGTTGTTGTAGCAGGTCTTGTGTCATGCCCGCCTGCGGGGACATCTCAGCCGGTGGTGATCCTGCGGGCATTGGTGTTGCCCCCGGCCCTTGAGAGTTTTGCATTGCAGCTTGAGCCATCGACCCGCCTGCTTCCATACCCATACCCAGCCCCTGCGTTGCTTGGCTTGGTGCCATCTCTGACATCATTGCCATTTCAGCAACCTGCTTGGGATCAAGCGGCGACACCGATTCCGTCGGGAGTGCCGCAGCCATTGGCGACACCGACGCAGCCATTGCCTGCTGTGCGCCTTGACCGGCAGCGAACTGTTCGTGCGCGGCAGTGTGTTCGCGCACCCGCTGCTGAATCTCCATCGGTAGATTCTCAAACCGCTGTGAGCGCATAAAGTTCCGGTGATGGATCATATGGTTTGCGTGATCGTCAATAGTGTCTACAGTTCTTGCAGCACCTGCGGCAAGCTGTGAGTTCTCGCGCATTGCGCGTGCCGAATCAGGATCAATGCCAGCAATAAGATCGTTTTGATCTGGCAGATCAGCAATTCGGGCAAGTTCAATTGGCGATTGGATCAAACCGCGATCATGTAATTGGAACGCATACGCTGCTTGAGCGTTGCGATTGCGCGGCACAACTGAGTCCATTGGCACAATTGCCGTTGTATGGCCCTCAAGAAGCATCCCGTTCCAGCGAACACACTCAGGAACGTTGTTGTTCTGCATCATTACGTTGGCTGTACGAGTGTCTTTGACGTACATCGAGTACAGATCCAGCACCATTGATCCAATACGACCCCACATTCCGGCCATGTTTTTGCCAAACCTGCCAACAGGAGTGTCAGCATTTTCAGCAAGAACCGACATTGCGATGCCAGATTCGACGCCGCTTGGTGCAACGCCGCGCGTTACGTCACTCTGCCCAAGGATCTCGTCCATTGCTCTGCTCAGTTCATCCGGTGAACGGACCCACCATTCAGGCATTACAGGTGGAGCTTCATATTGAGGACGCGCCCCGTTGATCGGGTTGAACTCCACAGCTTCACCGGACATATCAGACAGATCCGCAATGTCTTCAACGGAACCTTCTGGCACCCACAGCCGCGCATTGCCTGCCAGCTTTTGGTGCTCGATGATTGAAGACCAAGCTGCGTTGATAGCTGTCTGGATTGGAACAGCATCTGAGCACGGCGTATGACCAAACCACTTTTTAGAGATTGGCTGCACGCGGCACACTGCAAGGTTGAGCCGGTCAGTAAATGGGAAGTACCACGGCGACTCTTCGATAATCTCTTCGCCAACGACGGTAACAATCTTTCCTTCGCTCAGCGACGATGGGCGCTCGTAATAAGTGAAGACCATTGTGAGTTTTGTATGCGTTCCGGCGTCAGGCTGGTGAACGCGCCAGACAGTATCGACCGCGCGCCCGTCAGCTTTTGGCTCTTTAGCAAGATTCCAAGACTCCTGGACCTCCGTAGGAGGCAAAGCGCGGCCATGAATCCACCACATCGCGTGTTCTGCGTTGCGTGTTCCTGGCTCTACAGCAATTTCATGGATCGGAACAGCCGTCAGCGACACGTCGCCAGTGTGAATAGCGCGGCCAGATTCGTCCATAGCAACGGGAGTGCCTTGAGAATCGTCCCATTCCACCATGATTCCGGCTGCACCGGCCTGCCATACGTCTAAAGCGTTGTCGTACCGGATGTCTTCCCAGTGCTGACGCCTTGCAGTATCAAGCAAAGCCTGCTCAGATACGCGTGCTGCTTGCATCGCCATGTCATCTGGCGAGTTCGGCGGCACTTCAAACTGCAAATCGCGTGACGTAAGCTTGGCGAGAAGCCGGTGAGTGTCGGGGCCAATCTTGTTGACGGTCGCGCGGACCCGATCTGGATTGCGTGGCATCTCTTCCAGACGCCCAACACCCTTGTTCCAACGAAGCCAATGCTTGTTATTGATGAACTGCTCATTAATGGCAGCTTGCTCGCGCACAGACTGCGTAGCACGAAGAGCGCGATCCCAACGTCGCCGCACTTCTTTGGGCGTAATCTGTTTTTTGTCTTCACGGTCGGCTTCACCAACCATTGGACTCACAGGTGTTGCCGCCCCTAAAGCTGCCATTTCACTCATCGTTTACCTCACAAGCCAACTTGTTCGTGTACTACTCTTGGTTCTGTTGGTCCGGCCCCACTGTTGTCAATCTTTGATTGAGCAAGAGAAAACTCTGCTGCATTGCGGCTCATTATTTGAAGCATAAGACGCTGACGTTCCTCGCGGGCTGATTCTGATTCCTTTTGCTGTGCCTTAATAGCCGAAACGGTAATAACCGTCAATGCTAAAGCTACTGCAACAGCAATAATGATGACCCCTACTTGCTCAGACATTGCTCAAAGTCTCCCGTAGTGCAGTGTACGCCTCAGCAATCTCTCGCAATTCTTCAAGCTCTTCGTGTATTGCAAGCTCTTCGTTAGGCTTGCGGACTCCGTATCCAAGCTTCTTTGCCATACGGATCACATTTGATTCTTTAATGACAATCTTTCCAAAAGCCGGAAGATTCTCAACATCGATAGCAATATCAATAACCCGTTCACCTTCTTTGAGCTTTGAGCTCCCAAAGATGTCGGCGTTTTTGACGCTCCCAACGGGGATAATGTTTGCAATTCGCACAAGTTTCCTCTCTGACGGCTACTTCCAATTGCCAAGAATTGGATGATTGCCGCGGTTTGATTTGTTTTTTTGGATCTGATCCCACACTTTGTCGGCGTGAGTTTTTTCACGGTGAACTTTACTGCGTTTACCATGAACTGTTCGTTTGTAGATTTCCGCTGCTGCATACGCAAACACGTCAACCATGTCGTCGTGTGCGCCTTCAGGGAATGTTGTGCATTCCTCAATGAAGTCTGCCGTGTCAGCAATTTCGGGAACCCAAACGCGATTCTGTTCTGTCATAGCAACCGCTGTTTCAGCGCGCGCTACTTTGTTGCGATCCGGCTTAAGCCATCTCACAACTACACCTGTCCGCTGAGCTTCTGCAAACAGAGACAGCGAAGCTGAGATCTTCTCAATACCTACCCAACGAGGCTTCCACGTCTTCCATGCTTCCATCAAAAGCGGCGCATGTTCGGCGTGCGTTGTGCGCTTGCGGTACATATGCAGCAAGATCAAGTCAGACGGATCATTGGGCGACACTGCCCAAATGCCCAATGCCGTGAAGTCACTGCGCCTGTTATTGGTGTACGCCGTGTCCATTGTGCCAAATATCGTGCACGAAGAGCGCGGGATCATCCGCTCACCAAGCTGGAAGTATTCTTCGCCGTCAATGGTCTTGCGCTGGTAATCCAAGAAGTTGTCGCGCTTGAACATGCCGCCACCCTGCGGAACAGGGCGCTGCTGATACAGAGAAGGCCAAGCAATGGGGGAGTCTTTCTTGATTCCCTCTAACGCTTTTTCGTCAAACAGTTCAGGGCAAAGAGCTTCGCCAGGCCGACGACCCAAAATGTCTTCGTCCTCAGCAACAGCAGGCATACGCAGCCGCTTGATCCGCATACCAATTTCGTCTTCGCGAGACAGCAACCAGCCCATCAGATCATCGACATGCCAGCGAGACATGATCAGCAAGTATTTAGTGCCGGTGCCGCCGCCCTCACGACGAGTAATCCATGTTGTGTCCCACCATTCCTTCAAATGCCTGCGCATAGTTGGAGAGCGAGCGTCGTCTGCGTTCTTGATCGGGTCATCGAGAATAAGTAGATGACCACCTTTACCCGTAATGGGACCGCCAGCGCCTGCGGTATTCATGCCGCCGCCAGACACAAGCTCCCACCGCGCGGCTGCGCGCGAGTCATCTCGCAGCACCATGTCGTACTTCGGGCCAATTTCTTTAATGATGCCGCGTACATCACGGCCCCACTTCTCAGCAAACGTTGATTCATAAGAACCAAGCAGTACAGACTTTGGCTCCTGGCGAATCCTTTGACGAGTCAGATACCAAGCCGGTGTCCACTTGGAACACAACTGAGATTTGCCGTGACGCACCGGCTGGTCAATCAACAGCAAATCGCAATCGTCGTGATCGAGCATTCCAACAATTGCCTCAGACGTGTGCTCAAGATGTCGATACGCAGTCCATAAACCGTTGCTGTGCTTCTCTGCAAACCGGGCCGGGGACGACAGCGCAATCTCGCGCTCGATCATGTCGTGCAGCCACACTTGCTCCTTCTCCGGCCACTCCGCAATTTCCTCTTGCGGAATAGCGAGAAGCTCGTTAAGTAAGGACATTGTTCCTATCTTTACACACACGGTTGCGATAAACTGGATGGGGTGGCGAGACTTGTGCTTCCCGCCACCCCAGTTGCGAGAACTACGGAGGTTCCCACATGACAGATGCTAACTCTGGAATCGAACAGTTCTTCTCTCGCGAAGATTACGGGATGCACGCATGGGCAGCGTTAAAGCCGTGCAGCATTACCGGCGTGGGCCTTTGGCGATGCCTTGGGTGCCACGCTCAAGTCAGCACTTCAACACTGAGAAACAACACCTGGCATATCAGTGCTGGGCCAACTTGTCCCGAATGGGCGATGTCGCTCACCGGGCTTTACGACCAAGAAGAAGAAGGACCACCAAATGGAACTCGCCAACATCGAATCCGAATTGGAATTGCAAGTTGCCTCCTTAGAGCAGCAAATCGAAGCATCAACGTCGCAGCGATCCTCCTTAAACAAAGCAATCAAGTCGCTTCGGAGTGAACTGATCGTCGCAAAGCGTTTACTCAAAGCCGCTCACGGACGCAAGCGCCGCAGCTAATGGGCCGCGTTTACGCCATTGACCTTGGCGTCACCGGAGCAATAGCAACTTTTGACAGCGGACACCTACTGGCAGTTGATGATCTTGTCATCACTGGCGGCGCACTGTGCGCTGATTGGCTCACCGACTACATAGCTGGCGTGCAACGAGACACAATTGTCTGTGAATCCGTACACGCCATGCCTACGGGCACTAAAGCAAACTTCTCAATGGGCCTCCAGCTTGGAGTAGTCATCGGAGTCGCCGGAGCTTTAGACACCCCACTAAGCCGGATACTGCCGCGAGAGTGGAAGAAGCGCGTCGGCATCACCAAAGTCGGTCGGGACTCAAAAGACCAAGCTCGTCAGATTGTTGCACAACAGTACCCCGGCTTCGCCCCGCACGTCGCACGCGTCAAAGACCACAACCGCGCAGAAGCAATCCTGATCGGCAAGGGTTTTTTGCAGAATGGCTAAAGCCCGCAAGGGATACCCATTGGCAAAGATCAAAGGGCCAACGCGCACACGGAACATCAACGACCGGCGCAAGATCAAAAAGCCCGCAGTGATCATTGACGAGAACGGCGTTTACCCAGATATTCCTGTAAAACGCTCAGCCTATTACTCAGAGCACTAGGCAATTACGCTGGGGTTATGTAGTTACCCATCGGTAACTTTAAAGATCACGTTGGTTTCCATGCAAAACACCCCCAAAGTAATAAATATCTGTCTCACTTTCCCAACTTGCTCAGGAGCACATGATGACACGACCCGGCGATTACCGACCTGACAATCCATTACCACGCACACCCGACAATCATCGCCGCGGAGGAACAAAGCTCATTCCTCGCAACATGGGTAGACGCTACAACGAAGGTCAACGAAACTTCGGAGACAAGAAAGCTCAAAGGGAACAGGAAGCACAGTAACGCGAAAAAGCGTTTTTACTGTTTTATACCTCTCCGCTTCATTCTTCAGCTACGAGAGAATCACTCACTATTACTGCTTCTT